CCCCATCTCGGGGGACTCCACTTTACGAAAGCCTTTATGAATCAATTCGCTTACCTGAACGGACCAGACTATTTCCCCAATTCTGGTGAAATAGTTAGTGTCTGTATACAGATCATCCCACTCTACCGGAGCTCCAAAAAAGAGGTCTTTTTTGAGTGCAAGATGAAGGACGTCAGTAAGACTGCGGCAACCAATGCGTTTAAGATGCATCGGAAGCTTTCGTCTGACTTTCGCCGTAGCGAACTGTCAGATGGGCTTTCGAATTTTGAGCTCAGTCTTTTCATTCGAAAGATTGGTACGTGCGTACACCGCGCCTATAGGGTTAAGTCCCAAGAGGCTCACGGTTATCCGCAAAATCATTCTTTCGTTTTGAAAAGTATCGAACTTCGGCCTTCCAGCGCCTTTCGGCGCCGGTTGATAGTAGTTCGAATGATGTTCGCGGACTTTGAGTCTGCGCGCATCTATTTTCCTGAACTCTCTAAGTGGCCGTCTTTGGAGACGGGGCTTCTTTCTAGCTTTGCGAGCTAGAGGTCTATTTTGCGAATGCAAGATGACCCATGCAACCCTCCCTAGAGGTTTTGCAGATTTCCCTTTATGCAGCTTGCCGAAAGGCAGGTAGAGCATTATCACGTCTAATCGTGAAATTGGAAGTTTACTAAAGCCCCTTTATGAGGGCTCCTCTGCCATGGTCGACTTGAAAAGGTCGAAATAGGCGGCATTCACTTATTAACGGAGGTTAAAAACGTGCCTTTACCAAACGAGAGCTTGCTCTCTTACTCCGCAGCCAGGTGGCGGTACTATAGCTATAGCACCGGCACTTGGTCAGCGTGGTCAAGTTTAGGCAACGAATTGACTCTTTCCCGCCAAAGGGTGACTGTGTCAGTCCAAACCCCTGACTTCTTCGCTAAAAAACGAAGGTTACTGCCGATCAACAATTACTCGAAAGATGTAACTGTTGCGTCCGACCCAATTACAACCTGGGTTGTGGACTCTCGGTCGTATCCCACTGATGTGCCAGCTTCGCACTCGCAAAACGTGTACGAGGCAAACACTCAATGGATTACAGGTTTGATTTTGGACTATGTCGACATCGTCGGTGACCTCACCCAACAGGTCACTGCAAAACTTCTCGATCAACTTAGTGAAGGTAAAACCAACACTATGGTGACCGCTGCAGAATTGCATAAAACGGCGTCTCATGTTGCTAAAACGGCAACGAGGCTTTATGGTGCTTTGAGAGCCCTGAAGCATGGCGACTTTGGTGGGTTCACCACTTCTCTCGGTATCACCTCTACGAGGTGGGAGCGTAAGCGCTTTAACAAGCGCTACAGTAAGGCTAAAAGCCAAACTGCTCAGGAGCATAAGTACTCCGAACGTTCTTACAATACCGAAACTCAAGATAGCCGCATGAGCAGCTTCATGAGTGAGACGTGGTTGGAATACACATACGGGTGGAAGCCCTTGATACGAGATGTTTACGACCATGCGAAAGCATTGGCCGAATTACATATCGACAGACAAAACGTTGTACGTTATGTCAAAGCCCGACATAAGTTAGCGAGAGTTGAGAAATCAACTTTCGTATCATCTTATAACCCCGTTCAAGTTTCACTTCGTCGTGAAAGCACGAAGTGGCTCGAGATCGGTGTCGGGTATCGGCTTCTTGGGGGCGAACTCAATGCATTTACTCAATTAGGGATAGGAAATCCCCTTGAGGTTGCTTGGGAGCTCGTACCCTTTTCCTTCGTCGCTGATTGGTTTCTACCAGTTGGGAACTTCCTGAAAAGCCTTACGGCCACTCAGGGCTTAGTATTCGTTAACGGATACAAAAGCCATAGAATGTCTCACAAGTATGAAATTACTTACAGTGGTGATGGAGGATCACACGTATATGGGACGCGTCAATACACAACTGAATCCGGTAGTGGCATGGCCAGTCGGGAGGACTTCGAATTTCATCGCAGTCTCCTGACCGACTTTCCGTCACCATCGTTTCCAAGTGTGCGAGACCCGAGGGATAGCAATACGCACGGCGTTTATCAAGCGCTTAGTGCAATTTCGCTTCTCCAAAGTCTTTTCCTTAAACAGAAAAGCACCCGGTCAGAATATCTCTGATTGGTAACTTCAGCAATTGAAGGATAGTGAATGGCTGCCAAAGGCAACATCACACTCACTGACGCGGCGGGTACTCCCGTCAACCGTGTTTACTACGTTACGCAGTCGCTGGTTTCCGGCGTTCTGGCATGGATTGATCGGACGCAGTCCGTCATTCTTGGTCAGAACCGCCTGACTTGCGTTCAGCGTGCCGCTAGTAAACAAGCCAAGAGCAACAAAATCTCTTGGAAGCTCGAGATGCCCATCCTCGAGCAGACAGCAGCGTACGGACCCTATTCGCTGGCGTATACCAACTTGATCAGTCTGGAGATGGTCTTTCACGAACGTGCGACTCAACAAGAGCGCAAGGACGCGATTGCTCAACTCCGTGATTTGATCGACGAGGCAATTGTCACGAATCAGGTTCACGACCTCGACTTCATCTACTAACCCCTCCACGGGGTCGGTTTGTGAAGCCGCTCCCTTTCTCAGATAACTTTTGAAAGGTGTCCATGCATAAGCATGAACTGATACAGAGACTTAGTCCTGTGTCGCGTACTCAGTCTGAAAAGACTCTGCTGGCTGTCTCTTCGGCCTTGTTTGAAGCTATCGATTCTCCTCGTTCGCTCGCTGCACATATACTGTTGAAAAACAGGGAATATGCACAACTTACGAATCTGGAAATTGATTCTGCTCATTATTCGAACGCAGATAAATTCGCGGACGATTATTTAGCAACAAAGTTTTTATCTAAGTTTCCTGATTTTCGTCATGAAGATCTGGATCCCGAAGGTGCTGCTTTGTTAAGCTTCTACAAGTTCGAAGACGCGTGTCGTGTTACAAATTCTCGGTTCCGAGAGCTACGGTTGGACCCATACTTATGGGACCCGTCTGTTGCGGCTATTTTCAAGCTTGCAAGACGTAAAATTAACCATGTGCTCGGTGCTCCGAATTTGGAATCGATATCGCGCGGTTTCGGATGGGGACCCGGTGCGACGACTTCGTCCACCGGTAATCTCACATCAGCCTACGTCAAGTTCGCTAAGCGATTAGACGTTACGTCGGATTCTCTCGTCATGGGTCAATGCTGTGTGAACAGCATCCCCTCCTGGGTGAACTGTCAGTTACAAACTGACGAGTTCCCTAGTGTTAGAGCAGCTCTTACGAGCCAAGCTTTTAACATTGTCGCAGGAAACGAGATCGTGTTCGTACCTAAGAACGCAAAGACGCACCGTATTATTGCCAAAGAACCCCATGTGAATTCATATTTACAAAAGGGTTTCGGGCAAGAAATTAGGCGCCTCCTTCGCGTGCGCGCTGGCGTCGATCTTAAAGATCAGACGCAAAATCAGCGCTTAGCTAAAGCCGGTTCCCTCACGGGAACTTTAGCCACGATAGACCTGCAAGGGGCTAGCGATACTCTCTCTAACGAGTTAGTACGCTATCTCTTGCCAAGTCCTTGGTACGGCCTCCTTAACCAAATTAGAAGCAAATCGGGATACCTCCGTAAGGAGAAAACCTGGGTTCGCTATCACAAATTTTCCTCAATGGGAAATGCGTGTACTTTCGAATTAGAAAGTCTAATCTTCTGGGCACTTTGCAAATCGTGTTTAGAGGTCAACGGTGAAGGGCAAACTTTGAGTGTTTATGGAGACGATTTAATCGTTCCCACTGAGCACTACGAGTCTGTAGCAAAGGTTCTCCAATTCGCTGGTTTTACGATTAACGCCCTGAAGAGTTTTTCTTCTGGCGCTTTTCGTGAGTCTTGCGGCAAGGATTACTTCTTCGGTGCAGACGTCAGGCCTATCTTTCTTAAAGAGAGTATCTCAAATGTGGAAAGCGTTTTTAAACTGGCTAACAATGTCAGGCGCTATGCTCATCGCCGCAATTCTCATTGCGGCTGTGATCGTAGGTTCCTATGTTGTTGGGAAGATTTGGTTGGTCGGTTACATCCAGTCTTTCGGGGATTAAAAATTCCCGACGGGCAGGGTGATATCGGCCTGTTATCAAACTTCGATGAAGCTACTCCCTCTCGCCCTAAAGGCGGTTGGGAGGGTTTTCTGTTTAAAGCACTTATCCGCTTGCCCGTTAAACAGGCTATGAGAGACAGACACGCGGGTTATACCGCTACTTTGTCGGCAATGGGTGGCGTTTCAAGTGTTGATCTAGAGTTAGAGAAACTGAACAAGACTTTCCGTAAGGAATGGAATGCTAAGTCGATCGAGCTCGAAATCGTACGAGAAGGCTCACCCCTCTTGGGTCATCACGACCTGAGGCGTATGACGTATCCCCGGATAGCACGAATTCATACTAGAGGCTGGTATGATCTCGGGCCTTGGGAATAACTAAGGCCTTTCACAAATTTGAGGTTTCATAACCTCTCTTTTGTTTCCTCCCGTTAAAGGAGGTGGACCGTTAGGTTAAAGAGAATTTGCAGC